GAGTTATCATATGCATTGAAGATAGTCATCAATATTGTATATGGTTTAACGTCTGCTAGTTTTGAAAATAAATTCCTTGATCCACGTAATAAAGATAATATCATAGCAAAGCGTGGAGCGTTATTTATGATAGACTTAAAACACGCAGTCGAGGAACAAAGATTTGAGGTTGTTCATATTAAAACAGATTCAATTAAGATTGCAGATGCAACTGATGAAATTGTATCTTTCGTAAAGAGTTTCGGGGAAAAGTATGGATATTCTTTCAACCATGAGGCCACTTATGAAAAGATGTGCCTCGTTAATGATGCAGTCTACATTGCAAAATACAAATGGTCTGAAGAGGAATCTGATATAGGAACTTGGACAGCAACGGGAGCACAGTTTGCTCATCCTTATATTTTCAAGAATTTATTCAGTCATGATTCAGTTAGTTTTGATGACTTATGTGAAACAAAAGAAGTAAAGACAGCTATGTATTTGGACTTCAATGAAGACCTTGAGGAAGGAGAGCATAATTATATTTTCGTTGGAAAGGTAGGGAGATTTGTCCCAGTGGTGAATGGATCTGGAGGTGGTGAATTACTTAGAATAAAAGATGGAAAGTATTATGCAGTTACACGTACAAAAGGTTATCGATGGATGGAGGCAGAAATAGTATTGGCAAATAGACTCGAAGATAAGGTAAATATGGATTATTACAAGACATTATTGGATGATGCCATTTATTCCATTTCAAAGTTTGGGGATTTTGAGTGGTTTATTTCTGATGATGGACTTGAACCTGAGTCAGATCCTATAGGTTTTGATGATCATCCACCATTCCTAGAGTGTGGAAGGGATTTCTGCAAAGAAAAATGTGAACATTTACAAGAAAATGGAGAATGCGATCTAGGTTATAATAACTAGATTAAAAAAGGAGAATTATTATGGCACGGTTAAATTCTAAAAATTCAGTAGGTAACATTTCTATCGAGAATGCTCAGATAGGCTTTAGGAACTTTTCTGGTAAGGAAGGGAAATTCAATGCTGCCGGAAATCGTAATTTTGTTGTTTTTCTTGAGAAAGATTTAGCTACTCAATTGGAACGCGATGGGTGGAACGTTAGATGGTTGAAAGCACGTGATCCGGAAGAAGATGTGCAAGGTATTTTACAGGTTAAAGTCGGATTTGGAAACTATCCTCCTAAAATTGTATTAGTAAAACCAGTATACAGACTTTCAGATATGCAGAATGCTTCCAAATCCGAATTACATGAAGATACTGTTCATATTTTAGACTGGGCTGAGTTAGATCATGTTGATTTAATAATACGTCCTTATTCGTATGATGTGAATGGAAAGCAAGGAATAAAAGCATATTTAAAGACAATGTACGCAGTTCTTTCAGTTGATCCATTTGCTGATAGATATGAATTTACTCCGGATTCTGCCCAAGATAGTGTAGGAGGATGCGGAGATTGCGCGACATGCTCAGGAAAGTGCGGAAAGAAGGAGCATTTATAAGGAGATCAGATGGTTACAAGGCTTTATGAACATCAAAAAGCTGCCATCGAAAAACTGCATAACGGCGCCATCCTTGTTGGTGGCGTCGGAAGCGGCAAAACTTTAACAGCTTTAGGTTATGTTTTTTCAATAATCAGAAAGGGAAAGCATCCGATTGTAGGAGATGATGGATATTCTCCTATGAAGGTCGATAAAAAATTATATGTTATTACCACTGCAAGAAAAAGAGATAGCCTTGATTGGCAAAAAGAAGCCGGCTCATTTTTAATTGAGCCAATTATTGATAGCTGGAATAACATAGATAAGTACGTAACAATAAGGGATGCTTTCTTTATATTTGATGAACAAAGATTAGTTGGAAATGGCGCATGGGTAAAAGCATTTTATAAAATCACATCCAAGAATGAATGGATTTTACTAAGTGCAACTCCAGGAGATACATGGCTTGATTATATTCCGGTCATGGTCGCAAATGGATTTTATAAGAATAGGACAGAGTTTCTTAGAAGACATGTTGTGTTTAGTAGATTTAGCAAATTTCCTAAGGTAGAACGATATATAGAAGTACAGAGATTAATAAAGATTAGAGATAGAATTTTAGTAAACATGCATTTTGTTAGAAAGACTATTAGAAATGATATAGAAGTTATATGCAGTTACGATAGAGAGCTTAATAATAAATTAATGATAGATCGATGGAATATATATGAAGATAGACCAGTAAGAAATATTTCTGAGTTATGTTATTTGTTAAGAAAGTTAACAAATAGTGATCCATCTCGTTTAATAAAACTACATGAAATAATAGAGAAGCATCCAAAAGTTATTATTTTCTATAATTTTGATTATGAACTTTATATTCTTGAAGAGTTTGCAAGAAATAGCAATATCCCATATGCTCAATGGAATGGGCATAAGCATGAAGGAATACCTAATGATGAGAAAGGTTGGATATATTTATGTCAGTATACGTCAGCTAGTGAAGCTTGGAATGCGACTGAGACAAATACGATTATATTCTTTTCTCAGAACTATTCTTACAAGATAATGGAGCAAGCTTCTGGAAGAATAGACAGATTAAATACTTCATATGAAAATCTTTATTACTATCACCTAATGTCCAATTCTCCAATTGATTTAGGTATTCATAAAGCTTTAACACAGAAACAAATGTTTAATGAACATCGATTTCAAGATTATTAAATTCGCATAAATAACATATGTTATAATGAGAATTTAATAATGGAGGATTAAAAATGTTTGCATTAATAATTAGTTTATTTGTGTTTAGCGTGAAAATATTTTTAGGAGGTTTGATATTCTTCGCTATATTGAGACTTTTTAGAAAAATGGGAAAGGTCTTTAATAGAAGAAGATCTATTAGAACGGCTAGAAATAAAAAGCGTCGTAGACAAGTTAAATGGATTAAAGGCGTAAAGACTATAATCTTGTAAGATTAAAGCATGAGATACTAAGTGAAAACTTAGTCTCTCTTTTTTTCGCAGAAAAAACATATGGTATAATAGAAGGAGAGATAGAATAAGCCTATTTGTTATATTTTTTTATTAACTTTATGTCGAAAAAAGAAAATAAATTTAAATCTGAATTAAAAAAAGATTTAAAAAATATTTTTCCTGATTGCGCATTATTTGATTTAGATCCAAATCAACAGCAAGGAGTGCCAGATCTTTTGGTATTATACAAATCATATTGGGCAATGTTGGAATGTAAAAGAAATGCAAAATCTTCTCATCGTCCAAATCAAGATTATTTCATTAATAAGTTTAATGAAATGTCCTACGCTTCTTTTATTTATCCAGAGAATAAAGAGGAGGTTTTGAATGCTTTGGAATCAACATTCAATGGAAGAAAATAGCCATGCATTTTTGAGTGCTAGTAAATACCATTGGATTAATTATGACGAGGAAAAGCTCGTTAATGTTTATTCAAAATATAGAGCTGCTCAGAAAGGAACTGAACTACATGAGCTGGCTGCTAGATTAATACATTTGGGTGTTAAATTACCAAAAACTAATAAGACATTGAATCTCTACGTCAATGACGCAATAGGGTATAAGATGTCGACCGAAGTTACATTATATTATTCTGAGAATTGTTTTGGAACTGCTGATGCAATTTGTTTCAGAAAAATAGGAAACAGAATGCTTCTGCGAATTCATGACTTAAAGACAGGAATGACGGCAGCTTCAATAAAACAATTAGAAATCTACGCAGCATTGTTTTGTCTAGAATATATGGAAGATCCTCAGGATATAGATTGTGAACTTCGGATATATCAACACGATGAGGTTCTGGTGCATGAACCCGAAGCGGATGAATTATTGTACATTATGCAAAAGATAAAAGACTTTGATAAGAAAATCAAAGACATGAAGCAAGGAGAATAAAATGAACGAGCTTATGCACTATGGAACGCCAAGACATTCTGGCAGATATCCATGGGGAAGTGGAAAGAATCCACAGAGGAGCAAAGATTTCCGCCAGATGGTTAGCGAACTGAAAGCTAAAGGTCTTAGCGAAAAAGAAATAGCTGAAGGATTTGGTATGAATACAGCTAAACTTAGAACTGAGATTTCTTTAGCTAAGACCGAACAAAGAATGGCTGATGCTGCAGAAGCTTTAAGATTAAAAGAAAAAGGATATTCAAATGTAGAGATTGGAAAATTAATGAACTTAAATGAAAGTACAGTTCGTAGTCTTCTAAATCCTGCAACTCAAGAAAGAGCAATCATAACGAAAGCGACAATCAATATGTTAAAGCAACAAGTAGATGAAAAGAAATATTTAGATGTTGGAGCTGGCGTCGAAACTCATCTGGGAATAACAAGAACAAAGCTGAATACAGCAATAGCTGAATTAGTAAATGATGGGTATAAAGTTCAATATATACAAACAGAACAGTTAGGAACTGGAAAGAAAACTACGATAAAGGTATTGACCAAAGATGATGTTAGTTATGGAGAAGTTGTCAAAAATAAAGCTCAAATTAGGACAATATCAGATTGGTCTGATGATGGAGGAAGAAATTGGCAGACAATCCAAGCTCCAAAATCTGTAGACTCAAGCAGAATAATGGTTCGTTTTAGTGATTCAAAACCAAGTGGATCCGATATGGACGGCGTTATTCAGCTTCGAAGAGGCGTTACTGATTTATCCTTGGGAAACAATAACTATGCTCAAGTTAGGATTGCAGTAGATGATAAATATTATATGAAAGGAATGGCAGTATTTTCAGATAATATGCCAGACGGAATTGATATAATTTATAACTCTAAAAAAGATTCTTCTGTTGGTAAACTTGGAGCAATGAAGAAGATGAACACCAAAGTCGATTTAGATGATGGAGGATCTATTTATATAGATAAAGATGGAAAGCAGAAATTAAATGAATTCGGAGCAACAATTAGGCAAAAAACTTATATAGATGCTAATGGAAATGAGCAGTTATCGCCAATCAACATAGTTGGATTTCAAGGAAAGGCTGGCTCAGGAGAAGAAGGATCATGGGATACTTGGTCAAAAACATTATCTTCACAATTTCTTTCTAAGCAAACTCCACAACTTGCTCAAAAGCAATTAGATTTAGCTTATAAAATACAAAAGAGTGAATTAGACGATATAAAAGCATTGACGAATCCTGCAGTTAAAGTGAGACTTTTGGATTCATTTGCTGATGATGCAGATTCGAAAGCTGTACATCTTAAAGCAGCTGCTCTTCCAAGACAAGGAAGCAAAGTTTTATTGCCGATAACAAGTTTGAAGGAAAATGAATGCTATACAAACGCTTATAATAATGGTGAAAAGATAGCATTAATTCGTTATCCTCATGCTGGAACGTTTGAAATTCCTGTTGTTACAGTAAATAATAAGAATAAAGAAGGACAATCGGTAATTAATAAATCAATAGACGCCATAGGGATAAATCCTAAAACAGCAGCAAAATTATCTGGAGCAGATTTTGACGGTGATACAGTTATAACTATCCCGTATACTAAACAGATACTTGTCTCTGATTCGCTAAAAGGCCTTCAAGATTTCGATCCTATAGCAGCATATCCAAAATATGAAGGAATGACAGTCATCTCAAATAAGAATAAACAAACTGAGATGGGTAAGGTTTCTAATTTGATTACGGATATGACATTAAAAGGAGCCACGGCGGATGAATTAGCTGCAGCTGTTCGTCATTCCATGGTTGTTATAGATTCAGAGAAGCATGAACTAAACTATAAGCAATCATATATAGATAATGGGATAGCTTCTTTAAAAGTTAAATATCAGGGAGGGACGCTTTCATATCCAAAAGGAGCTTCTACTTTAATCTCTAGAGCATCCTCAGAAACAAAAGTCGAGGATACAAGGCCTGCAACAAAGGCTGATGCAGAATCAAATCCTTCATTAGTTGGATTAGTTAGGAA